CTTCTTCAAATATTTCCTCCAAGATGTTTTCATACCAAAACCAAACAATACTGCTAGAAATCTTGCTCCTTTGCATTATGAAATTATAGCTGAACTCTCGAAAATGATTATTGAAGATAAATATGATATGGAAGAGTTTATTCTCAGTCGCGGTTCAGCGAAAAGCACGGTAATAACGAAAGCACTCACAACTTTTGTCCATTGCTATAGGATTTCACGCTATTCCCTGATTATTGGTAAAACAAAACAAGATGCATCTGATTTTATTGAAGATATTAAAAAGTTTATGGGATTTGAGCCAATCAAAAAATCATTTGGCAATCTCATAAACAAGAGAAATAGAACAATAAACTCCCAAGAATTGGAATTAGACAATGACACTATGGTTCGTGCTTATGGATGGGAAACTTCAGTTCGTGGTACTTCATATTCTGCTCCTGATGGAATTTTCAGGCCTATGCTATGTGCATGTGACGATATTCTCAACGAGAATGATATTAAAACAGAGAATGCCAAAGAGAATGCAATCAATAAATTCTACAAAGAAATCCTTGAGGTTGGTGATGAACCAGTAATCCGAAAAGGTAAAAAAATCAAAATGGCCTCAAAATTCATCATTTGTGGCACTCCCTTAGCTGCTGACTGCTTCATTAATACCATCCGAAAAGATCCACAATTTAAAGTTTTCAGAAGAGCAGTAGTAGATTTTAATATTGATGAGTACTTTGAGGAACATGATCACTGGCAACAATTCAAGAAGATATTATTCAACACTAAAATTGAGGCTAATGACAAAGATAAAATCCTTCAGGACTATTACTATGACAATATTGACCAAATGCAATTTCCAACAATATGGGAGAAATATAATTGCTACAAATTAGCAATCAAATATTTCACAAAAAGAACAGCCTTCCTCCAGGAATTGATGTGTGACTGTGAAAATGTAGGTGAAAAGTGGTTTAAATCTATTAGAAAAATAAGCAGGGAAGAAATTGAGAGTAATTTATTCATTAAGACTATGCTCTGCTGTGATCCGGCATCCACAACTACTAAAAAGAGTGACTATACTTCATTTTGTGTAGGCAGCATAGCCACAAATGGATTTAAATATGTTCGAGAGGGAATCATCGATAAACTCAGTTTTAATGGATATTGTGACAAGGTAGTTGATTTGCTAAAAGAATTCAAAGACATTACCCATGTTTATATTTATAAAAATACCTATAATGGGGCAGACCTAATCAGAATCGAAGAGATTATTTCCAATAATAAGGAATTGTCAAGTAGAGATATCCAATTCATTAACAAAACTCAAACCAGAAATAAAGATGACAAAATTAGCACAATAATTGACGATTTAAATTCTGGTGCAATTATTTTCAACGAGGAAAACGAAGAATTCAATCAGCAAATTATTGATTTCACTGGTCAGAGAACTAGTTTGCATGATGATGCACCAGACGTTGTGGCAGAGTTTGCAAAATGGATTGACGAGATTGAAATTAAACAGTTTGGAACCATAGTTTGCATAGATAAACAAGAATTAGGATGGAATCTTTAGGGAGGTAACTGATGGAACAACTAAATATAGATTTATTACGCAAATATTACCAAGACTTTCTTGGCAAGAGTCTGGAATATGGAAAGATGAGACAATATTATGACAGTAAGCATGATATTGACACTAATTACACTAAAATTAATGAGAGAGCTAATCACAAGAGTACAAGAAATTTCATTGCTAAGTTTGTGGATGATGAAACATCATTTACAGTTGGTAAGCCACTAAATTACATATCTATTTCGAACAATGAGCAAGCCATTAAAGATATTGAGTACAATTTGACTTCCTGGAGTAAAAAGCATGATATTGATTTAACTACTGATCTGGGGATTTATAGGGAAATTTATGAAGTGTACTACATAGATGAAGTTACAAAGGATTTTAAGTCAATTCTCCTAAATCCGGCCAATTCATATTTATTGTTGGATGAATTTAACAGACCATCTTTGTTGTTTAGAGTTTTTAAACAAATGTTTGACGAGACGATATATATTGACGTTTGGACTAAGAGCACTATTTACCATTTTAATGACAGTTTCCAAGAATTTAAACCTTCACAGGTTAACATCTTTGGTGAGATTCCTGTTGGTTTTGGGAGCATAAGGAAGACGATCTACGACAAAATTAAGTCCTTGCAAGATGATTACAACGTCTGTAATTCTGACCAAATTAATCTATTAAGCGATCTTAGATTCTTTTATCTTATCATTCATGGGATTGATCCCACTGACGAAAAGAACAAGACAATGGTTCAAAATATCAATCAAAACTCAATTCTTTTCCTAAATGGGGATGCCAAAATTGATAAGTTAGAGAAGACCATTAATGATGCATTCCTTCAGAATGTGCGTAATAACTGCAAAGACGATATGTACGAACTAGTAGGGCATATCAATATGCAAAAAAATTTTACATCGAATACGTCAGGGGAGCAGATCGTAAACCGTCTTTTACAACTACAGTTTCGCTGCACTCTGATTAGTGCAACCATTCAAGACATAGTGCAGGAGAGAGTCAGATTCCTATTTAAATACTTATCAATTAAAAATGGTAAGTCCTATGATTACAAGGATGTTTCAGTCAAAATAACTCCCAATATCCAAAAGGATTGGACTACTATGGCTAATGTGATTTCTCAGATCGGAGATACATTGTCAACAGAGACTAAGATATCTTTGTTACCACTTGATCACAGTCCTGCCGTGGAAATTGCAAAACTAAAACAAGAACAGGAAGATGGGATGCTTAACCTAGACAATATCCCTACAGATGAAAATGGATAAAGAGCAAGAGAAGAAGCTGGAAAAGTTAATCATTGCATTGTTTTTACTTATGTTACAGGAAAATAAGAAGATCAATCCATTATTATTGGAATTCAAAAGGCATAGGAATCTATTGAAGGATAGAATAAATGCTATTTATGCCAAATACTCAAGGAATGGGATTCTGAAATTAACTACAAAGCAACTTAATAAGGAAATGAGATTCTTGAATCCAATTCTTCAAAAGATAGGCGACGACTTGTTTAAGAAGGAACGAGAGATGTTTATTCCCTTGTTATCTCTATCATACAAGGAAACCTACACAGGGACTTATGATATTATCAATAAATTTATGGATGTGGAAATGATTAAACTAAGTGAGGGTCTAATAAATCAGTCGATACTTCATAAAATCAACGATAAAACCTTGAATGATAGAAATCTGGATAATAAAGTAAAACTTATCAATAAGGTCAAAATAGCTATTAAGAGCAACTTACAGAAGGGGGCATTCATTGATGTAATTAACAAAGATATTGATACGAGATTCAACCAGGGTGCCAATAGCAGCGTTAGGATTTTAGACAATGAAATAGCAACAAATTTTAATGATGCTCAAATGGTGGCATACGAACGTATCGGCATTAAGAGAGTGGTTTACAATAGTGTACTGGAACCGAATACTTGCGGTGTTTGTGAAAGCTTACATGGTACTGTGTTTGATATTGATTCTGCACCTGATTTGCCGTTACATGTGAATTGCAAGTGTTTTTTTACTCCAATAATTAAATAGGTAGACTCGAAGAAATGACATTTAAACAATGTCTTTTTTATTTGTCTTTTCGGGCTTAGACGTTAAAGAAAGTACCTAAAATGCGTTTCTGGTTTGAAAAAGTTAGAGGTGCAAAAGAAAGAAGGAAATAACAATGGATTTAAATGAGGTAAAAACATTCTTAGATACTAATAAAGATACCGCAGAGGTAATTGCTTTTGTAACAGGTTTAAACCCTATCACTTTAGATAAGGTTAAAGAGTTTGTTGTAAAAGATGCTACTGCTAAAAGCTGGATGGACTCAGAAAAAGACAATCATTATAACAAAGCCCATGCGACCTGGGAAACAAATGTCTTACCAAAACTTATTAGCGATGCCGTTAGTAAAGCTAACCCAACAGAGACCCCAGAACAAAAGACAATTAGAGAGTTGACAGAGAGGTTAAACAAAAGAGATGAAGAGATGCTTAGGAACGAATTAACATCCAAAGCTTTAAAAGTAGTTTCTGACAAGAAGTTACCTATCGATTTGGAAGCAATATCTTTATTTGTCGGGCCAGACGAAGCAACTACTCTAAGTAATATTGATAAATTTGAGAAGGGTTTAGAACCTTGGAAACAATCTCTAAGAGACGAAATTCTCAAATCTGGTTCATTCACACCGCCTAAAAGTGATAAGACACCAATAACAACGAATCCTTGGAGCAAGGAAAGTTTCAATCTCACTTTACAAGGAAAGTTATTAAAGGAAAATCCAACGCTTGCAAGTCAATATATGGCTCAAGCTAATAATTAGTATAAAATAATAATTAATAATAGAAAGAGGTAATGTAAAATGGCAGCAACTAAAATTTCAGATATCATCGTTCCAGAGGTATTTAACCCTTATATCATTCAAGAAACAACTCGGTTAGACTCATTCGTTCAGGCAGGGATTGTTGTAAATGATCCAACAATGGACAAATTGGCTTCATCTGGTGGAACAATAATTAATATGCCTTTCTTCAATGACTTGACAGGAGATAGTGAGGAATTATCTGATTCAGGTGCATTGACTGTTAATGCAATTACGACTGGGCAAGATGCTGCAAGACTTCATATGAGAGGCAAAGCTTGGGGTGTAAATGATTTAGCTGAAGCTTTATCAGGTGCAGATCCTATGGCAGTTATTGCTTCTAAGGTAGCAAAGTATTGGGTTGGTGAAAGAAGCAAGTTGTTATTTAAATCTCTTGCAGGAATTGAAACAACCGCAGCTGATAACGTCTATGATATTTCGGCTCAAGTAGATGATTTGGCAGTAATTAGCGGAACAACTACTTTAGATGCTAAACAAAAGCTTGGTGATAATGCTTCCAAATTAACTGGTATTGCGATGCACAGTGCAGTATATACAAAATTGCAGAAAGATAATGTAATTGTATATCTTCCGACTTCTGACGCTTTAGTTCAAATCCCTACCTACTTAGGGTATCGGGTTATTGTTGATGATACTTGCCCCAATGCAGCAGGAGTTTATACGACTTATCTGTTTGGTCAAGGTTGCTTTGGCCTTGGTAATGGTGCCGCACCTGTACCAACTGAAACTGACCGTGATTCTTTAGCTGGTGAGGACATCTTAATTAATCGTCAACACTTCATCCTTCATCCACGCGGTATCAAGTGGACAGAAGCGGCGGTTGTTGGTGCAACTCCTACATTCGCCGAAGTTGCTACGGCTGGAAACTGGTCTAAGGTCTATGATGCTAAGAATATCCGGCTTGTAATTTTCAAACACAAAATTGCTTAATTATTGAGGGGGTGAAAATCCCCCTTATTTATTTTAAGGAGGTATCCAAATATGAGCGTAACCGCATTTAATCGAATGAGAAGAGAACAAGTACAAAAGAAACAAGTAGAAGTTAAAGAAGTTGAGGTTGAGAAAACAGAGGTTGACGAAGAAGTAATTGAAGTTGAAGTAAAGGAAGTAAAGAAAAATCTTAAGAAGTAGGTGAATTTATGACTGATGAGCTTGTTTTGCTGAAATTGTTATTAGGGATATCGGATACTACCAAAGATGATATTCTAAATTTCTATTTGATAAAGGC